ATATAACCTGACGCGTTTTTTACTGAGCTGTTCAAATTTGTATAAAAGTATATTTGACCTGACACTTTTACTTTACTTACTTCTGCACCTATTTTTATTCCTTCTTCTGTTATTGTTAATTTATCCCCGCTGACACAAAAAACTTTGTTTATGTTTATTTTTTCATAATTAGTTCTTGTTGTTGTATAATCATCTGTTAACCCCGCTGTCATAATATGCTTTTTACTCTGTTCTGCTAGAATTGCTTCTATTTTCTCTGCAATTGTTTTTAAGTCGCCTGGTACGTTAGCAATATCATTCACATCCGGATATGGTATTTTATATTTACTTGTTTGTCCCATTTTTTTACACCTCTTTATACAATACTTGTTCATATGTCTTGTTGATCAAATCAACATATTTTTCGCTTATATAATCTGAATATTTATAAAACCCTGCGCTTTTTACTCGTATTTTTAATAAAAAACTAGAACTTGCATATATTTTGCTCGGTTCTAATATTTTTTCTTTTATCTCAAACATTTTATTTCCCACTTTCTAACATATATAAGTTAAATTACCAACAAATTTCATTTTTGTATTTGCACTGTCTTGCTCTGTATATATTTTTATATTAACATTTCCTTCTTCTGAAACATATATAGCTGCAATACCCTCTCCGCCGTGTGTTTCCGCTGTCTTTTAATACTGAACTAGCTATTGAATCGCCATTAACAATTTTCGAAGGTTTTGCAAAACTCGGAATATTATGAATAGTCATTCCGTATTTCATATTACTCGTTGCCGTGACAGTTACATTTACTATTTTTCCTATTTTTTTAAAAGTTGCTATATAAGAAAAACTTCCTTCATCTAAACTTCCTTCCGTTCCCGATACAGTTTCTTCTTCTACTTCGTTTAAAATATAAGCACTTCCATTCTCTACTTCAGATAGTTCTTTTTGTAACTGTGTTAATATACTTCTATATTCTGATGTTATTGAATTGTATATAGAATCAAAATCTAAAAACGTTCTCATATCTTGAAAATCAGTTATCCCATTAGCTCCTGTTTTAAATCTTGCTAATTCATATTGATATTTTCCAAAATTATTTTTAACTATATTAGTTTGTGTTAAAACCGGATAACTGTTTGTACTTTTTACTATCTTATAGACACCTTGATTAAACTCATTTTCTGTGTTTGTTTTATCTAAATCTATCTCTATAACTAATTTGCAAAAAGCAGTGCTTGTTCCCGCAGATATGCTAGAAGATGTATCTTCTTCTAGAAATCTACCTTGAATACATGCTGCCCCACTTTGTATTGTTACTATATTTCCATTATACGTTACCTGCATTCCGTTTTTATAATTGTTAGAAACCCCATTGATTCCGTTTAAAAAAGTATTTATAAATAGTGCGAAAATCGGATTTCCAAAAAGTTGCTTACTAAATACATGTCCTTTTAACATATTATTTTCTCCTCTCTTGATTAATTTTATCTATAAACTTAATTCTTATATTTCCGCATGTATACTCAATAAACTTATCTTGTGTTATTTTTATTGCAGATATATAAGTATCAAATATTAAAGATTCTTTAGTTTTAATTGCAATAGGTGTTCCTATCTTCATTATTTTGTCATATAAATTAAATGTAATGTTATGATTATAAGAATTGGATTTCATCACATCTAAAGCTTTCTGTTGTGCATCTTCGTAGTTTTCCGTATAAACTGTTTCTATTCTACCTTCTGCTCTATTAGTGTCATTCATGTTTGTTGTTGTAGTCCTGTTATTTTTTAAATACAACGTATAAGTTTGTGTGCTTGTTAAGACTATTACTTTACTTACTACATCAGTTTCGAATACTTCTGAATAATTAGATATTGCATGTGCTTTTACATCTATTAATTGTTTTTTATAAGACTTATTTTCTATTGTTATTACTAATTTTTTATTTACAATAGAAAAATCGTACACAATATCATAATTTTGTGTACAATTTGTCATATATGTATGTAGATTGTAAATTCCGTCTTGAACATTAGTTACAGATGTTTGTTTTTTAGTATGTGTCTTCGCAACTACTTGTAAGTAATTTCTATTAATAAATGTATCTGCATTAGAAATAAAATTGTCTGTTATAGCTTTTGCAATAAAATCTTCTATTCCTGTTGTTTTTATTAATTCCTCATGTTCTAATTTAACGTTTTGAGCAAACATGTTTGTTATATATTTTAAAACAAATTCATAAAGTAGCTTACCGATCTTCATTTTGTACTTGTTTCATTACTCCCCAAAAAACGACCTCATTGTTTTTCTTTACTGCTATTATATCTCTTGCTTTAGCATTTGTTTTCTTAAGAATCTTTAACAATGTAGTAGCATTTGTTTCTTCGTCTATACATATTTCATAATCTGCTATTTCTACTATATCTTTTACTTTAAAGTTCTTATAATCAAATATCCAAACAAAAACTTTATTAGTTTCTATTTTTATTTTTTCTTTAGTAAAAACTTGTACCTTTTGAGTATCTTCATAAGTTCTACCTGCTAAATCTGTAAATGTTATATCTGCATTGTATATTCCGCCTACAGCAGGTGCTATTATTTCTACTTCATAATATCCTGTTTGGTTATTATAGACTGCTAGATAAGCTTGTCCATTAAAATTAATTGTCACATTATTCATCTCTAGCACCTCCTATACGGCTTTATAGTAAGCTAATATAGTTACTTGTGCATTTAATACTTCATTATCTGCTTTTAACCTTATTTCACAAGATTTATTTGCAGGAAGTCTTATAATATTGTCATTTTCAAAATCAATTACATCTAGACTAAATAAACTTTCTATAGTTCCATCTGTCTTTTGTCTATTTATATAGAACTCATTTTCTTTTGTCCCATATAACAGTTTTTCATATTCTGCTATTTCTACATTAAAAGCAACTGTTTGATACAGTTCTCCTTCAATATATAGCTCAATTTTCGGATTTACTAAATGCCCCAACATTTCAATTAAAACAGGTGCTTCTACATGTCCTTTATTTATGTAAGATAAGCTTCTTGTATCATAATCTATAAATCTACTATCCCATCTAAAATCCCATCTTATTTCTCCTGTTTCAGGTTGTATTGTATATATTACTGTATTTTCTTCATACCAAAGACTTAAACAATCAAAAACCACTGGTTCTGATATTAATCCATTTGTTTGTATTTCAGATTTTGGTACACTTTGAATATTTACATCTTTAAAATATTCTTTTACACCTTGCTCAAATGGAATTTTATAAGAAAATTTTAATTTTTCTGAACTTTCTATAAAGTCTATAAAATTTTTGTAGTTATCATATTTCAGAAAATTTACTATACCATTTATTTGCCCTTGTTCTACTTTTCTTAAATTAGCTATAAATGTATTTCCTAAACGTTCGTATTCTGTAGAATAACTATATCCTAGCCCAGTAGGTTCTGTTAATAAGCAATAATCATTTATATTCATTAAAGAATATTCTTGCCCTTTTTCATTTACAAGTTTAAATTCTCTTACCACATTTTAGACCTCCTTGTAATTTAATAAAACACTTTAAAAGACAGTCTTGTTCGACTGCCCTTTAATCTATTTTATTAATTCCTCTACTTTATATAGAGAGAAGATAGTTTAAAAATTAAGAAGAAAAAATAAACACTCGGGTTTGAGTGTTTATTTTATTTTACTATTTAATATTCTTAATTCATTTAGAATATCTTTTAACATATTTAGAAACATTATTAATATTGCTCCGCTTCCCCATATAGACAGCATAAATACAACATCAATATCATATGTACCTCTAGTTGAATCATAATCTTGAAACCCTACTGCAAATCCTGTTATAGCAACTATAACAGCAATTATAGTAATTATTAATTTATAATTTAATATATAGTCTGTTTGCTCTTGTTTCTTTTGTTCCATATTCTCTCCTCCTTGCAATAATTCTACATTTTACCACAAATTATTGCAAGGAAAAATCATCGACCTTTTTCGACATAATTTTAATACATAGTTCCAAACTTCTTATTAATATATTGAAAACATTGTTCTAGTCTAGCTTTATCAAGTTCCTGTACATTGAAGGCAATTTGTGGTGTAGTAAATATTGTTTTTGTACTATCTATCATTGTACTTTTTAAACTACCTTGTAATTTCTGCATTTTTTCAATTTGAGAATATTTTAATATCATATTATCATCAAATTTACTGACCAAATTTTTTCCTAGACTTTCGATAGTTTTGTACATATCTTTTTCTTTATTTTTTACTCCTCGTTTAGCTCCTAATACAAAGTTTTCTCCGCTATCTTCTGTTAATTTAGAAGGAGAATGCTCATCTAAACTAGCATTAAATCTACTTACCATCTTACTTCCTAGTATACTTACAGCTGTTAACATTCCTTTTTGTAACCCTTGATTTTCTATTCCTTTTTTAGCTCCTAACACAAAATTCTCTCCTGCTGTTTTTGCTGCTTGCATAAATTGATCTAATTTTGATACTACATCTTTTCCTAATTGTCCTGCAGCATTTTCTACAGTAGTGTCATTGATTACTACTCCTGTTATATCTTGTAGTTTTTCCTGCATCGTTGGACTCATTTTAGATATTTGTTCCTTATATGTATCATAAGAACCTGTTGCAAGTTTTTTCCATGCTTCTATCTGCATAGGAGTCATTTCTTCAGTAGTACTAGTCATCTCTGCTAAATGCTTTGCTTGTTCTTGTAGAAGTTTTTCATTATTTTCTATTTGTTTTTGATAATATTGTGCTGAAGTATTATCTTGTACTTTTAATGCTTCTTCCCTAGATTTTTTATACTCATTTAAATCAAACAAATAATTGTCTATGGTTAATTTAGTTGATTCTGCAATATCTTCACTAGAGTCTTTATGTGCAATTGTTTTTTCTTGTAGTAATTTCTTTTGTGCTTCTACATCATCTCCTAATAAAATAGTAGCATCTCTAGTATAAGTATTTATATTATTAATCTTCTGTTTGTAATTTCCTTCTGCTTTAGATAATTCATCTTGAGCCACTTGTAAATCTGCTCTTAAATTATTTAGTTCTGTATGACTCTTTGTAGTTACTGTAAGTCCTCTTATTAACTTACCTTTAGTACTATCGTCGATTTTTCCATTTCTTTCTTCCCAATCAGATATTTTCTTCTGTAAATTATTTACATTTTTTTGAGCTTTTGCAACAGATTCATATGCTTCGGCTTTACTTTCTATCCCTTCATTATACAAAGCCTCTTCTGATTCTAATATTGCATTGATTTGTTTAGTTCTAATTAAATCCTCAACTGATTTTTTTAAGTCTTTATATTTTCCTATAATACCATCTGTCATTTTATATTCAGTACCAAGAGATTTGTTTAATTCTCCTAATATAAAATTTGCTCTATCTTCATATCCATCTTTTACTTTGCCATTTTTATCAACTAATCCATCTAATTCATCTACTAAATCTTTAACTTTGCTCATTTGTGAAAGTGTTGCATCTCGTTCTTTTGTTATAGCTTCAGTTAGCTCTTTTCTGCTTTGTATTTGTTCATCTAATTTCTCAATTTCTTCTGTCATATGTTTTTGTCTTTCTTTTGCTTGAGCTTCACCTACTGCATATGCACCTACCAACGCTGTAATTGCTAATGTTGCAATCCCAGCAGTTCCACTTAATCCTGTTAAAACTTTTGCCAATGCATTTACAGATTTTGAAGAAGATTCTCCTCCTGTTTTCATTACAGATAAAGCCTGTGTAAATGTACCCACTTCTTTAGAAACCTTTCCAACTGCACTAGTAGTTGTACCTAGTACTTTTATTAGAGGTCCTGCACCAGCTACCATTAGTCCCATTTTTATAATGTTTTCTTGTTCTTCATCATTTAAATCATCTAATTTATCTATAAATACTTCTGCTTTATCTAATATTTTATTTAAGATTGGCAACAGCTTACTTCCTAAATTAGCTGATATTGTTTTTATTCTTCTTATAGATGTTTCTACTTTATTTTTAGAATTAGAGTATAGGTCATCCATAGATTTTCCCATTGTGTCTAGTGTTTCGTCAAAGTTACCTCCATACTTTGTCATTGCAAATACAGCATCTTTTCCTAAATCTTCCCACATAGTTCCAAATATAGTAACGCCTGCTTGATTTTGCTTTAGTGGGTCTTTAATACTCTCTAATCCATTAACTATTTTTCCAAAAGCCCAAGAACCTCTTTCTCCTCCATCTGCAAATGCCTTTTCTAATTCTTTAGCATCTAATTTCATTCTTTTTAATACATCTGTAGCTGTTCCATCTTTAAGTCTTATGCCCATTTCTTTTATAGCATCACCGACTTTATCTATAGAGAAAGCTCCACTATCTGCACCTAACTTAAATGTATCAAACATATCTGTAGCACTTAATCCAATTTGTCTAAAATGTACAGAATATTCATTTATACTATCAAGAAAATCACCATTTTTATCTAATCCTTTTTGATAACCTTGGTTTATTAATTCGAAAGCTTCATCTGCAGAAATTCCCCATTGTTCCATCATCATTTTAGCAGCTCTTACACTTTCGTTTATTTCTGAACCAAACGCATCTTTTAAGTAATAAGCTTTTTTAGTTATTTTTTCTAAATCTGCTGCATCATCAAGTCCTCTCATTTGCTGTTCTACTATAGCCATAGAGTTTGCTATGTCTTCATAGTCTTCTCCGAAATTAGAATCATGAATATCTGTTAATATTTTTTTATATTTTTCTGTTTCTTCTGTTGATTTCTCTGTTGTAGCGATATACTTATCAATTGCTTGCTCTAGATTTGCTCCTGTTGTCATCGCTACTGTTCCTAGCCCTACAACTGGTACAGTTAATTTTGTTGTTAATTCATTTCCTATATTATTTACCTTACCAGATACTTTATCTACTTTTTCTCCAAACTCTTGCATAGCTTTTCCGAGCTTGATTTAATTTAGATGTTTCTAGTCTAAATTGTTTATATTGCTCAATTAGGTTACTTAGCTTATTTTCTGTGCTTACTATTTCTCTTTGTAAGTTTCTATAGTTTTCCTGTGAAATTATACCACCATTTTGTATTGTCTTATCCGCATTTTCTTGAGCTTCTTTTAATAACTTCAATTTGTCTTCTGTTTCTTTTATATTCTTTGTTAATACTGTTTGTTTTTGTGCAACAAGTTCAGTATTTTTTGGATCTAACTTAAGTAAAGAGTTAATTCCTTTTAATTCCTTGCTTAAACTAGATGATGTAGAATTAACTTTATTTAAAGCTTTTTGTAATCCTGATGTATCTCCACCTATTTCTAATAATAATCCTTTTATAGTTCCACTCATTTTTATCTCCTTTATAATTAAAAATAGAGACTGTTTTTAGTCTCTATCTTAATAATCTATCAATATCACTTTGATTTGCATTTCTTATGTTTTGATAACTTTGTTTAATATTATCTATATCAATAGTACACAAAATCATCTTAGCAACATCCACATATGTCAATTGCTTTAAGTCTTGTATTGTTAATCCTATCTTTAACGCTGACAATATAAAATCATGCTCTGGAAATTTGCTCACTTTATTATTATCTGTATTAATCTTATCTAATTCTATTAAAACTTCTTCATTAACAAAAGCAATCCACGGCAAATTCCGCTACCTCAATAATCCATTCATCATTAGTTTTTAATGCAGGTACAGTTTTTAACCACTCTTCATATTCTTCTATATCTTCATTCGCTGTTTTTAATAATATGTATGTAATTCTAGTTGCAGATTCCACAAATTCTCCTATATCATCTTCTGAAATAAAATTATTTAAATATTTCTTTATCTCGTCTTCTGATAATTCAGGAAACTTCTCTTTAATTTCTAATAGCTTTAATGTCTGCTTAACTAAATATTCCTGCAAATTTCTTATATCTTTAAATATATTTTTATTAAATATTTTTTTGTGCAATAAAGTAGTATATGCTGTACAATTAATATTACATTCTACATTGCCTATTTTTATTTTTTTCATACTTTACACTCCTTCTTGAGTTACTGTTGCATCTTTTTCATATACTTTTGTAAAGAAAGAATTATATATATCTTTGTTTACTTCACTAGGTTCAATTACTGCTTTTATTAATTTATCTGTAGAACGTGGAGACATTGTTAGTGCTATTGTGTCTGTTTTAGGTTCCTTTGATTCTTCTATTGTACTAGCTTCATTACTTGGTCTTGTAGCTGTACAATCATAATAAACAAATCTTCTTTTCTTTACATCTCCATCAATTTCTCCCATTAATGCAAATCTTGCTTGCACATCATCTGCACTTTCAATTAAAGCTCCATTTTTATCTTTTAATTGTCCTAATATTTCTGTTAAAAATTCTTCTGGAGTCATAGCAACTTCTAAATCTCCTGTATAACCTTGATTAGATACTGCAATATAGTATTTAATGTTATCGGCATAAAAAGGAGTGCTTTCTCCTTCTGGGTCTGTTGTTAAGTTTCTAGCACCTGGAACTTTAAAGGGTGTCCCATATGTAATCTCTCCATTTTCTTCTATTATTTTTGCAATATGTATATTGCATAATCCAAATTTAACTTTATTTTTTGTTTCTGACATTTATATTTCCTCGCTTTCTTTTTTAAATTTCAAAAAAGTAGCTTACATTCCAAATCCTTTCAGATTGGATGTAAGCTACTTGTTTTTTCCAAACTATATCGTAGAGTATTTCTTTCTCTACTCTCTTTTCTAGATTTCTATCTCTAGTATCTGTTGTTAACTCTAATCTTGCATTAGACTTTTCAAAATAAATTCTATTATCTGCTATAAAGTTATCAGAATCTATTTCAGTAGACATTAAATGAGGAGGTTCTACTTCTCTATCAAAATCATAATGAGAATATGGTATTTTTATTTTATTTTTAATATCTAAATAAAACTTATCAATTCTTTTTTCTAATTCTTCCCAAGTCATAGTCCCCTCCTTATTTTTTTTTCTAGCTCTTGTTTGAATTTTTCTTTATACTTATCTTCTGTAGTTCTTATATGTGGAATTGGTTTCGTTCTAGATCCATCTCTATTAGCATGTCCAAATTCCAGAAGATGTGTTAATCTGTAATGTTCTCTATTATATGCTACCTTAGAATATAAATTTTTAGATTTTTTTCCATTCTTTGTACTCCAAGATTTTGCATAACTTCCGTGGTTCAACAGTTATTTTCCCTTTTAACTTAACAATTTTACCTGTCTTAGGAGATACTTGTTTCAATTCTTTAGTAGCTTCTTTTATTATTTTGTTAGATGTTTTCTTTACTTCATCGTCTATATCTTCCTTAAATTCTTGAAGATATTTCATAAGTTGAGAACTTAAATTATCTATACATACTTTGTTACTATTTGACATTATTAGCCCTCTTCTGACAAATTAAAACTACTTCATCATTATTATCTCCATCAGTTCTAATAACTGTATAATGTTTGTTCATATATATTATCTCTTCTTCACCATTATAATTCAAACTGCTAATTTTAATTCTTATAGAGGGTCTTAAGCCTAATTGATTAGCTTTATAGAACTCATCTTTCCATACTTTCTCTACAGAAATTATTGGTATTTCACTTTCTTTTATTTCCGAAACCTCTCTACCATTTTTATCTTTTAATATATTGCCATTTTCATCTGTTTTGTAAGACTTAGATAGCAATACACAACTTACATCATGCATTACTATCAACTCCTTTTCTATATTCTTCAGATTCTTTCAAAGCTCTTATATTTGAAACATATCTATCAAGATATTCTTTTCTTTTGTTTATATCTGTATCGCCATAATGAGCTTTTACATATAGCATTATTGTGTTTATGACTAAATAATCATCAATTTTGTTTTCTACATCTATATCTACTCTATCCATATCAGACTTTGCAGATTTTATAAGCATTTCTATTTCATTATCTTTTAATGTTGCGGTTTTTATAATACCTAAACATTGCTTAGCTAGATTTTTTAATTTTTCCATATAGGATACCTCCTATAACTATACTCCTTGTGTTTCAGGGCTTTCTTGTTTTCCAGAACCAGCTTCTGTATTTGTTTCTGGTGTTTTAGCTGTTGTTATCTCTATATATCCATTTACAAAAGCTTCATCATCTCTCATACGTGCATCTTCTCTTTCGATACCTCTAATTAATGTTAAATCTTCTTCGAATGCATTTAATGCATCTTCTCCTTCTCCAACTACAGCTGTTTGAGATACCATTAATGATAATTGTCTTCTATCATAGAATTTAATACCTTCTTTTAAATCACCAATTGTAAATGGTATTTTATTTTCTTTTGTTGGTATTGTATCATTAGAATACACTTTTACTGGTACTGTTGTTGCTCCTGCACATAATCTTAATTCCATTGGATTTGTCGGATTTGATTGTAATAAATATTTACCATCTGAATCTTTTAAGGTATCAAGATATTGTAATCCATCATCATTTGTTATTATTTTTGAAGTAGATTTAAATTTGCTTCCCAGTATAACATTTAAAACTTTCTTTATATCATCTAATCCATTTAGTTTTATTGGTGTTTTTTCTGCAATAACAGCTAATATAATATTATTTCTCGTTACTCTTGATTCATCAGCCAACCATTCTGTCATCATGTTTTGAATTTCTTCATCTGAATCTTCAATTAATTCATTTGTTACAGGCATATATCCACCATATTTTGTGATTTCCCATTTAATTCTAGAAAATTGTAGTTTACCTGCTCTAGGTATTTTTCCACCTTCTCCAATTGAAGTAAATCCAGTAATTTGACTTCTTTTTTTGTAAGTTTCTTGTCCTTTGTTTGTTTTTACATTTTTAACTGTTACTAAATCTATTAATGATTCTCTTGTTTCTCTTAGTTCCTCAACTTTTGTTACTATATCTTCTGGTACAGTATATCCTCCGTCAGCTGCAACTCCTTCTGATAATGTTTTTGTTACTAATCCTCTTACAGCTTTTGCAAAAACTTTTGTTGTTTCTTCATTTTTGTTCTCTTTTTTATCTTCAATTTTGTTTGAAATTTCTTTTGTTTCTTCTTCACTCAATTGATTAGTTTCCTTTTCTGATTCAAATATTTCTTTTTCTACTTCATATTCTTCTTTTAATGTTTTAATTTCATCTAAAATTTCTTTAGCTTTTGCTATATCTTTGTTTTCTCCTTCCATATAACCTTTAGCCATATTTTGTTTTGTTTCAATTTTTGTTAATAATTCTCTCATTTTTTTATTCATAATTATTTACCTATCCTTTCTTTTTCTATAAATAAAAAAGAAGCTAGATTATCAATTTTTAAATTGATTTCCGCTTCTTCATTATTATTTTTTTCATCTTTTTGAACTGTTAGTTCTGTACCACCATAATGTTTTGTTGTTCCTGCTCGTGGTTGTGCTGGAACTGCAACAAAAGATACTTCATAAGCTTCTTTTGCTCCATCTAAAGTGAAATAACAAATCTTTTTGCCATTTACAGTTTCATATTCTTTTCCCCAATAATGAGAACAATAATTCTTCATATTGTCTACTCCACAAATTGAACAATACGCATGTTTAGCTTTACATCCTGTTGAAACTTCTTTTTTTATTCCTGCTTTTATCTCAGAAATTAAATCAGAGTTTTTTTCTGTTTTTACCATATAACATTTTGCAATTAGTTTTGTATAAATTTCTCCTGCTCCAGTTAATTTACTACCGTCTTGAACAAGTTCTGTATCATAAACTCTTGCAATTTGATTATCCGCTGTTCTTCTGTGGTCTTTTATCATTGTTTTCCCTATGTATAGCTTCTGCAAATCTTTTAATGCATTTAAATTAAATGGTTCATAATTTCTATCATCTAACTCATTATCTCCCATTACTAATTTAAAAGTAAAAACTTCTTCAGATTTTAAAGGCGATAACGTGAACTTATTAATCTTCTTCAAGTCATTTTCTGTGACTTCTTGACTTTCTACACTTGCTGATTTACAAATTAAGCCGTCTTCAACAATTTTGTTAGAGTCTCTTCTATCGTTTTCTTTATCCATTCTTTCTCCCCTCCCTTTCCATCTTCTTTTACATATTGTGTACCTGCTAATTGTACAGGAATACTTGCACCATTGCCTAGCAATTGATCTCCACCTTCTTTTGATTCCATATCTAATAAAGCTCTTGCTTCGTTAGGAGTATATAAGAAATTAGAAATTGCTTGGCATAATGTATCTACTTGTGTTTTTAAATCTGCTCTTAAAATAACTGCTACATTAAATTTAAAATAATATCCATTTTCTATATCTTCATCTGATAGTAATTTATAATTTAATTCTTCTTCATATTGTTTAATTATATAAAGTAATGTATCTACATAAAAACTAAGTTGTTGTGCTTCTGCACTTGCATAACTTGATTTTTCATAATCTCCAATTTGATTTGGTTTTATTCCAAATGCAGATGCAATTTGTAAGGCACTATATTTCTTTACATCTACAAATTGATTGTCTGCTAATTTTATGTTTAAAGGTGTTAAAGTTGTTCCAATCGGAATTGGAATTATATTCTTTGTTTCCTCATCATCTAAATCACTACCTGCAAACTTTTCAATCTTGTTTTTAAATTTCTCTAAGTTTTTATCTGATAAATCACTAGTGTATTGAACAACTGCTTTTGCTGTAAATCCACTTTTATACATGCTGTTTAACATTTTTTGTGCCTTTATGTTACCATCTATTGTCATTTTTAATTGTTCTCTAACTGCTATCCCTTTTATTCCATCAAACGTATTCGACGTTTTAAAGTGCAATATCTGTTCAGAGCTAAATTGATACATTTTTCCTCCATGAGAATAAATATAGTAGATATCTGGAACATCGCTAAGAATTGTGTCATCATCGTACCAAATTTCTACTTCCTCAGAAGGTAAAATCCATAATGACATTTTACTTCCTGCCCCTTTTATAAGAGCATAAGCATTACCGTAATGGTTTCTATTTTGCTCTATTGTTGACCAAAATGCAGTGGATGTCATATAAGGATTTGGTCTATTGTGTAATACTTTATAAAAAGGATGTCCTCTTGCAGTTATTACTCCATTATTATCTTTATGTTGTAATAATTTTAATGGCAACTTTCCAACAGATTCACTTAAAACTTTTAAACAAGCAAAGTATGTAGCTTCAGATAGCGCTTTTTCTTTAGTTCCTGCTAATCCCAAAAAATCTATTAACTGTTGCATTGCATGATCTTTGCTTGCTTTATTTGTTAATATATTGCAAGCTGCTTTTATTCTCTCTTTTAATTTCACTATTTCACTTCCTCTCTAATCATCCCATCCCATGTTTTTTAAATACTCTTCCATTTCTTTGTCATAATTTACTTGTTCCTTTTCATTAAATTTCATTTGTGTAATATGAGCATTTATCATAGCATCAACTGGGTCAATTCTCTTAGTTCTTTTATTAGGTTCTTTATCTACTTTCTTTTCGTCAAAACTATTCCTTACTATTTTCGCATTAGAAACACTATAACTAAGTAATTCTTCTTTTTTGTTGTATTTAATCTTTCCAGACTCAATATTTAATTGCATATCCTGTGTTCCATCATTTAAATATCTTGCTGATTGTTTTATTTCTAAAAGTGGTACACCGAATGTTTCTAAATCACTTAAAAATCCGTCTGCATTATGTGGGTCATAACCAATTGCTTGTAACTGCAAATCATAATTTTCTATTATTTCTTTTAAGTATTTAATTATAAACTTATAATCGTTTTTATAAGTATCTTGTCCTCCTGTTACTGTTATAAGTTCTTGTTGTTCCCAAACATCATAAGGAGCTATATCTGTAACAATATGTTCTTGTAATCTTCCTCTTGGCATAAAAGAATGTGAACACTCAAAAAATTCTTCATCTTCTAAAGGTATTTCTATTGCTACAGTTGTTAAATCTCCACCATGAGATAAATCTAGTCCTACATAACATTTCTTTCCTACTAAATCTTGTAATTCTAAATCAGATTCACATTTTTTCCACTTGTCAGGATTAATGAACTGGTCATCTGTGTTTTTTACCCACAAATTAAGAGACTTTGTCATAAAGTCTCTTAGTTCGTTTCCTCCCATATCTCTTGCAGTCTGCATATCTGTTATTAATGTTTCTAAACCTTGTTCTGTAGATGCAAGAAAAGGATTTGCTTTTATTAAATTCTTAGGATTAAAAATATCGTCATTTTCATTTAATGCATAAATATCTACAAAGAAATCTTCAGCAGTTACTATACCTTTCAAAATATTAATACAATATTGATCCATTTCATAACAAGCACTATTTAAGTTGTCTCCTCTTGTTGTAATTATACTTATTAATGTTTCTAATAATGCTTTAGTACCATTGTAAATAGCCTTATATATCTTTGCGTTTTGGTGTTGATGATATTCATCTATAGAAGCAAATATTGCTCTAAATCCATCATCTAATCCACTTTCCTTTGATAAAGCTTCTATTGTAGATTCTGTATCTTTTGCTAAAATTAGTGACTTATAATCTTTTATTTCAAATAACTCTTGTAAATCTTCATCAGTCTTTATAAACTTTGCCATTTCTTCCCAAGCTATTCTTGCTTGTCTTTTTTTAGTAGCCACTGTAAATAATTTACCAAAATTATATCCGCTAAAGTTTGCTATATAAGTTCCTCTAATACCATTTTTAAAAGACTTTCCATTTTGTCTTGCCATAGATTCATAAGACCTTCTAAATCTTCTTTTTCCATTTTCTTGTTTTAACCATCCAAAAGGACATCCTAAATCAAAAATTTGTGAACCAAATAACTTGACTGGTTTTAATTCAAACCCCTCTGCAATTGTTAACGTTTCTGCATATTCCAATATTCTTTCAGATTGTTTCGGATTCCAAATGTATGGAAAGCTTTTAGTTCCTTGTCTTTTTAAATCTTCTAAATGTCTTTTACAGGCTAATATGTGTAATTCACCCATTTTTGCTTCATCTATTGTCTTTTTAGCATACTCAGTTACTCTATCAATCATTTATTTATCACCTTAAACTTAGAAAATTTATTTTCTTTTGGCGGGTCTTTTGATGGTGGCATAACTAATTTACATCTAGAAGATATCGAAAGTCCTAAATCACTTGCACAAGCTCTACATTGTTTTAAAGCTCTATCTTGATATATTAAATATAAATCTATGTCTTCTAATATTTCTTTTTTTTCATTCTTGCTTTTTACTTTATCTATTTTCTTTTCTAAATTTCTAAGCATTTTTGTATATTTTTTATAATTTGTATTTGCAATTAAATAGTGAGCTAGGCAATCTTCGTCTAACTCAGTCATAATTCCTATTTCTAACAATATCTCAGCTATTTTATTAAATTCATCTTTTTCTTTTTCATCTAAATAGTCTGGTATCTTTATGTCGGTGTAATTTACTTGTATTTCTGCATTCTGTCTTTCTTCTATTTCTTGTTTAGTTAAATGTTTATTTCCTTTTGCTATAATTAAGTTTATAGGCTCTTTTGGTCTTCCTGCCATTTTTTTATCACCTTCTTATTTTAGGTCTTAAAATTGAATTTAGGGAGTTTTTTCTACACTGCAGCTCAGGCGCCGTTGTTTCATCATTTGACTAATACTTTTTAGACCACCCCTACCCGCTTCTTTATTGTTTTTTTACTTGTATTCATAATTTATTCTTGTTTGTATTATTGTATTGTTAGCATATAATGTATCTATATTGATTTGTGTTACATTGTTTATTCTTTTCCTTATCACATTCAAATATTAGCTTTAAATCTTCTTTGTCTACTATTGCTTTTATGTTATATTCTTTTGCCATTATCTTCTTCCTCCAAATCTTTTATGTTCTGCATTGTGATGTATCTTACACAACGCTTCTAAGTTATACCAGTCTAGTCTTCTAATCCAGCCCATTGATGTTTGTATTGGCTCTTTGTGATGAACATGTTCTGCTAATTGTATATTGTATTCTTTGTTTTGCTCCGCTTCTTTTTGGCATTCTTCACATAGATAATGCTGGTTAAGATACTTAGCTCTTAATGTTCTCCACGCTTTACTGTTATAAAACTGTGTGTATTTTTTATTTCTTTGTTTGTTATATCTACTATTATTTCTTTGTTTTATTTCTTCTGTTTGTTTTTCTACAATAGATTTACATTTATCACAATATCGATTTGGAGCTTCTATTATTTTTTGACATCTAGCACACATTTTAACCAACATGATTAATTCTTCTTTCTTACAGTCTTCTTAATAGTTTTCTTTTTATCTTTAACCTTTTCTACAAATACAGTATTAAACTTATTTGTTTCTGTTAATACTTTGTATCTTTCTTCTGTTACTTCCCATTCTTCTCCCGCTTCTGGTATCCTTCCTAATTCATTATCTTGTATATTTAATTCTTTATATTTATTTGTTGCTTTTACTTTCATTCTTCTTCACCCTTTCTTTAAAACAACTCTTATAATACTTACACTGCTCACATTTTCTTTTCATGCATTCTTTATAGTTAATCTCCATCTTTATCACACCTTGTTTTTTCATCATTTGTTATATGTATTCCATCGCAAACATTTGTACAGTTTTTGCATTTTTCTTCTAAATGTTTTTGTATTAGTTCTTGTGTAGTCATAGAATCAACTCCCTTTTACATGAATAAAGAGACTATCTTTATAAGATAATCTCCTTGCTTTTTTAATCTATTCTTTTAGGTATCACTATGTTATCTGGCGAACTTTTCTTTATTCTTTCCTCTTCATCTAAATTTTCACTCATAACAGACTTTGCTATTCCAAAGAAATATATAAGTGAAAATACTAAATATAGCAAAAATAAACACATAAAAAATATAAACATATTAAATGGAACTTTATATACAATACTAGTTTCTTCATTAAATGTGGCTGCTATTCCAAATAATATAACAATGCTCAGAACTCCAGTTATAATTGTAAGAAACCAATTTAAATATAGTATTTTATCTTTTTTGCTTTGTACAATTATCTTTACAATTTTTTTATCAAAGAAACCTATTACTATACTAATTGTTGTTATCAAGAAACCTACTAAAATACTTACAAAGTTTATATAGTTATTACTTATCATTTCAAAATTATTTATTGTTATTTCATTTGTTCCACATAATATTTTATTTAATATTACAAGAATTATTAAAGTTATAATAAGAGGAGTTGATAATATAAAGTATTCTTTTTTATTCATGTTTCGTCCTCCTTAACAAAATATTATATCATATTATTTTTCACTCTTAATAGATATTTATCCTTCATTTTATTAAAAATGTCAATATGAGAAATTGATTTTTCTTTATTTATAGAAACAATTATTACATCTTGCAATCTGTCTTTTATTAAATTAACCTTATCTGTGCTTGCTTCTTCCATATTTTTATAATCTATTTGCAATTCTTCAATACCTGCTATAGAATCTGTTGTATTTAATAATTCTTTAACTTCTTCAATATCTAAAGTATCCTTTTTCTTTAAATTTCTTCCGAATCCAATTTCTATTTTACATTGAATACCTTTTAGTTTTTTTGTTGCATTGAACACTTGACCTAACAATGTATCGTTATCATATTTTTCATTTTGCATTTTAGGATTTCTAACAGCTATAGATATTTTTGTACAATATTTTGCTTCTTCAATTTTTTTCTTACTTCCTAAAAGAATTATTGGTCTAAGTTGTATTATATCGTTAAAATTCTTTTGGAATCGATTAAATATTTTTTCAAGAATGGTTCTATTTATATAATTATGATTTATTTGCATCCCTATTATGCATTTTTCAGAATCATATATTAGAGTTATTGATTCGGCATAATACTTATTTTCTCCTAAATCTAGTATAATATATTTTCCATTATCATCTGCTATTCCTGGCTTTACATATTCTCTAGATTTCAGAATTTGAATTTCCCACAGTTTTTCCTCTTCATGATATTTGACTTCTTGTATTCTAATCTTTTCATCATTATATTCAAAAGTTCTTTCCGTAACACTGATACTTTTTAATTGCTTCAGAATTTCAGTAATATCGTATTTACATTCATTATACGTTCCTTCTTGATTTTCATATGTCCATATTTCATAATAATCTATAGTTATTGCTCTGTTTTTTGCCATTTGTATCACCCTAAATGATTTTATATTATAATATTGCCTTTTTCAATATTATTATTTTTACATTATTCGACACGTTTAGACATTTATTTAACTACTTAAAAAGAGCTAACCGCCTTTGCAGTTAACTCTTTACTGTTTCTTGATATTTTTTCTATTATAATTATAGTATACTCAAAACCAAATTACAACCAAATTTCATCACAATTTCATCACAATTTTATTACATTGCTATGTTTAATATGTCTAACATACTTTTTATTGCTGTATCTCTTATATTTAATAACTGATTTATCGATTTTGGTTTTTTATATTCTTCGTAATATTGTTTTGATACATAGTCCCATTTTGATTTTTCTAAATAATATGATGTTATTATAAAATTTTGTTCTTTAGACAACTGATTTAATAAATTTTTTACTCTAACAATCTGCTTATTTAGTCTTTTTTCTTCTGCTTCACATTCTAATATTTTTCTTTCCAAGAAAACTCTATCTTCTTTATTTACATGTACTTCTTCTTTGTGATAATTCATTGCTGTATTTGCTGTAGTATCAGAAATTTTATTTGTATTACTGTGTATACTATCATAAGCTTGTCCAGACAATTGCATATTTTCTATTATTTCTTTTTCAGTATCTTTATATACCGTTCCTGCATAATTTAATCTTTCTTCATATTCTTCATGTTTTAATTGTATCTCTGTCTTTTTAGCTTCATTTTTCGGATATTCTCTCAACATCTTCTCTACATCTTCTTTAATATACAATCATTTGTACCTCCCGTTTTTTATTTTTTCTCTTATTAATTCGTCTTTAAAATTATCTAATATGTCGTATACTTTATTTACTTTAACTTGACTTTCTTTTCTTTTTGATATATCTACTAAATCAACACTTTCTAATTCTGTCATTGCTTTTTGTATTGTGTTGTATACATGTTCTAATTTCATTTGTATCACCTACTTTTTTATTTATTCATGATGAGCTTGTAATTGTCCATTTTTCATTCTTACATATTTATTTACATTGTTGTTTTGTGCTATTACAAAGCCTTCTACATTTCTATTTACCTTGGTTTTATAAATTTCATAATTATAGTCTAATGTTTCTATTTCTGGAAAGTTATCTCTTTCTTCTACTACTGGAACGATTCCTATGTATTCAGGAAATTCTTGATTTACAAATGGATATTTGAATAATTCGTGTTCATAATATAAGTTTCTTATTTCTCCTTTAACATAATTTGCTTTTGCAAACATATAAACTTTTTTATCTAAATCTGGATACTTTATTTTTCCCATTCCTATCCATTCTCCAAAAAATCCGCTACCTTCCATTAATTTATCTTTTAAATCTTCTCCATATTCGTCTAACCAACCTTTTAATCCTCTGTATAACATTTGTTTATTTTCTTCTAATTCATTTATTAAAAATATATTATTTCTTTGTGCTATTATTAAATCTCCATTTACTTTAAAAAATCCTATATTACTACCATCTAATTTTTCTGTTATTACCACTCTATTTTTATATTGAATCCTTTTTGTTTTAGGGTATAATGTTTTCTTTATCATATTTTACCTTCTTTCTTTTGCTTTATTTTCAAAATATTGTTTTATTGTTTCTTTTGTTAGAGCATAACAATACTTATCTACAAGTATTTTCTTACTCTCTATATATTCTGCCATTAAATCGATCGTTTTGTCTTTTTCTTCTAGCATAGATAATACTGTTTCTATTGCTTTTGAATTTCTTGTATTAATATATTCTTTATCTATTTGTCTTTTATGTTCTTTTAAAGCTTCTATTGCTTCTTCTTTTGTCATATGCTAGTCCTCCTTAATCCATCCAAGTTCTTGACATTTCTTATTTATTGCTTGTAATTCGTTTATATCTAAAAAATCATATTTGCCAAATATTCGCACTCTTTTTATCAACTTTGAAAAGCTTATGTTCTTATCTGCTCTTGACAACTTAAAAACTTCTGTTGTCTCTCCTGTTAATTTTTTATACCCTAATTCTTCAAACATATCATCAGCACTCATTTTATTTTCTCCTTTCTAGTAGTTCTCGTAAAACATCTCTAGCAAATATTATCTCACTATCACTTGCTTTTAGTTCTCTATCTTCTAGCCATTGCTTTTGCTGCTTATCTAAATATTCTATTTTGTCTTTTACTTTTTGAACTGGTATAACATAATTACTACAATTTTCAAATAAGTCTTCTTCTAATTTCTTTGTATAGTCATTTTTATGTGCCATTAAATTTTTTAACTCTTCATTTTCTTTTTGTAGTTTTTCTATTTCTTTTTCATATTTTTCAATTTGCTTTTGAAATATATAATATTGTTGATTATCTATTATGCTTTGAACCGCACTTCTTCTATTTGCTTTTCCATCTTCATAACCATTTTGATAATCAAGCATAGAATTTTGTGCTAATAAGTTTATTTTTTGATTATCAATTTTTTCTTGTCTCAATTCTTCATTCTCTTTTAATACTCTTTTATAATCTGATAAAATATGTTCTAGTGCTATTTTATATTTTTCTAAACCTTTGCATTTAAGGAATAATCCTAAAGAGCTTGTTTCATCTTGTAACAATTCTATATCTTCTTCTGTACTATTTTCTTTCACTTAAAACACCTCCTACACCATTCATTCTCTTAAATAAATATTCAAAATATTTTCTTACTGGCTTAAACCATGTTAAATAAACAAATTGTTGTTTATAAAAAACATCGTTCAATTTATCAAATATGGAATAAATTATCTCTATTATAATTTTTAAAATATAATATGGAACATTTAAAATTAATTCTATGATACATAATAATTTCCAAAGCACATAATTAAATAGTCCTATTTTATTTATTTTTTCTTTCATTCTAACCATCCTAATTCCTCTACTTTCTTATTTATTGCTTGTAGTTCTTCCAAGGAAAAAAGTTGTTTGTTCTTAACCATCAAACACTTATCTATACAATTAAATCCTAAACAAATTTCCCATTTTTTTGTTTTGTTATATTTCATTTCTTTTTTGCTATAAATAATAAATTCTTTACTTTTATTTCTTTCATACCCTAATTCTTCAAACATCTCATCAGCATTCATTTTATTTTCTCCCTTCTAGTAGTTCTTGTAAAACATATTGAACTAATTCTACTATAGTATAATTTTTTCTATTCATTATATCTTCAAGTTCTTCTGCATTAGATACATCATTTAATTTTTTAATCTTGTCTTCTATTTTTGATTTCGAAATGAAGTTTAATTCAATTGTTTGTGGAGTATAAATATGTGTTTTGTCATATTCTACTTGTTCTTCTAACCTATTATTTTCTTTTAATACTCTTTTATAATCTGATAAAAACATATCTGTTAAATTTTTAAAAAAATCTGGGTCTATGCTTTCTATAAAGCCATTATCTTTAAATCTTCTAAATTCTTCATATACTTTTATTGCTTCATCCATATTTTTAAAATACTTTTTATTTTGTAGATTTTCTATACTATATTTGTTACCGGCATTTTTTACAGTATCAAAATTATTTTCTTTCATTTAAATCCCATACCTTTCATATTCTCTTATACTTGATAAAACCCATTTTTCTACTTCTTTATCAAGTTTTATTTCTTGATTATCTTTTTTTATGTAATAATACAATTTTTGCCCTCTTGGTTTTCTATAATACAGTGGATATTCTTTGTTATCTTTTAATCTTATATAATAACCTCTATCATCTGGGTGTAAATTAGTTAATATATATTCTTCTTTTGTTATCTCGCTATTTTCTTTCACTTAAAATACCTCCTAGTTAATTTATTTTAAATATCCTGTTCTATTATCAAAATTTTCTTCATATTCTTTACTATTTACTTTTATATTCTTTATTCTGCTAAACCCATAGCAATCATATAAACATATATATACTTCGTAAACTTCTTGAGTTATAGTATCTCTATGATATACCTGTGCATTCATTCCTCTTGTAGCAAAATTAAATATCAAGCAATGAACATTGTATGTATCTAAATCATCTGCAACTACTAAATGAAATAATGTATCATCATAATGTTTTTGTAATTTACACCAATCACAATACGCTTCAATTAGTGTTTGTCCTGTTCCGGCGGCACAATCATAAAAAGTATTATTATCTAATTTTGTAGTTATTTTTGACATAATTCTAGTTGCCTCGAATGGTGTAAAACATTGTTTTAAATTTTTAGAATTAACTGCAACCATCATTGTGTATTCGCTTAATAGATCTCTTTCAATACCAATTCGCTTTTGTAATTCAACAAAATCGTATAAGAGTTCTCTTTTTTCATATTCTTCTTTTAAGTCTTTTTCGTTTAATGTTTTTACATATTCTATAAAATTGTTTCTGAAACCTAATATGTTTTTTTCATCTTTTATGTTATATTTTAAAAATATGTTGTCTAATTCTTTTACCGCTTCTTTAACTTCCATTTTATCCTCCCACATATTTTCCGTTTTTATGTGTAATACCATCTATTTGAGGTATAATTCTATATGATTTGTGTTCTATTCCTTCATTAATACATTTGCATACTGTTGTTGTAGTTAAACTTAAGAAGTCTGCAACTTCTTTTATTGTTCCAACATAATCCAATCTACCTGTATTTTTACTAATACAACATATTCTACCTTTATATGATGTTTCATATATTTTTTTATTTTTGTTTTTAGTAAATATACTATCAAATTTCTCAATTGCCTTCCTTTTTGCTTTTTGAGATGTGTGCGTATATACTTTTAATGTCACATCAATATCAGAATGTCCCAATATTTCACTAATAGTTTTTATGTCAGAACCATTCTCAATATTTATACTTGCAAATGTATGTCTTAAACTATGAAATTTAAGAGGTTCTATTCCAATTTTTTTCATAAATGTTTGATATGTTCTTCTAAAAGTTCGCGGTTCTGTCCATTTTGTCGTTCCTGTCAATATATACTCATTTTTATTTTCTTTATATAGCCTTTTTAATATCTTCATCATTTCTTCAGTAAGAGGTATTTCTCTATTACTGCTTTCTGTTTTTGCAGATGTTACTTCTATTTTGGACGGATTTATATCTTTGGTTGGATCATATGTTCTTTGTAATGTTTTGTTTACATATACACATTTTCTTTCAAAATCAATATCTCCAAATTGTAATGCACATAATTCTCCTATTCTCATTCCGGAATATAATCCCAGCAGTATTCCTGCTTTTTTATTGTCAATTTGTTGTAAAATTGCCTCTATTATTTTTTTGTATTCTTCTTCTGTATATGTTTTCTTTTCACTTCCAATTAGTTCTTGCTTTTTATATTTTATCTTTCTTTTTGGATATACAAATTGCGGTATTATTCCTTGTTCTTGTCCATCCGCTATTATTTGTTTTATAATTCCTAAACAGTCTTTTGTTGTTTTTGTAGATAATTTATTTTCTCCTTGTGCTTTATACACAAAAAACTGTAGTACTTCTCCGCTTAATTCATAAAATCTTACTTCTCCCAGAATAGGAATAATATTATTTTTTAATAAATTAGCATAATTACAGTATGTAGAATTTTTAACTTCAAATCTCTTCTTTTCTAACCAGTACGCTGCATAAAATTTAAACTTATCTTTCTTTTCTTCTTCTCTTTTAACTAATGCTGTTTCAATTTTTTGACTTTGTTTATCATCTATCTTTATATTTAAAGCATTTAATATTTTTTCTGTATCATTTAAAGTTATTTTTGCATTACCTTTTATAAATTCTTTTAATATAATTTCACTTATTCCTATTTTTAAAGAAGCAATGTCATAATGACTATTTATCGTTTTTTCTATTACTTCTTTTAACATTCATCTTCTCCTCCTACTTTTAAATTATCGTTTGCTATTTCTCTTTCTATAAATTTTTCTATTTTCTCTCTATTACATCTACAAAGACTCAAACAATAATTACTCTTTATTTTTTTATCTTTAGATTCACTTGAACAACTATATTTATGCCTTCTATAAACAGCTTTTCCATTACTTATTGTTAATTCCATATAAGGATGTTCTATATAATAATCATTAATTATAGATGACTTATAATATTCTTTTTTAGGTTTGCAATTTTGCATTTTTTCACATACTATATGCAGCGCTTCACAATATTTTTTTATTTCTTCTTTGTTGCATAATTCATTGTGTATTTTAATAGCTTCTTTTAAGTTCATTATTCTTCTCCTCCTACTTTTTAGCATTTCTTTTATTGTGCTAAACCATGTTTTTATTACTATTATTTCTAAAACTACCGTACAAATATCATTTAAATTCCATAGCAAAATTGGTCTTGCTAGCCATCCCCAAAAAGTATCTATCAATGCATATTTCATATAGTTCTCCCTTTCTCGTAATTACTTATATTTTACTATTACATCTATTTTTTTTATGTTATCTGCTTCCGCTATCAAATAGCTAGTAT